AGGGTTCGTATATTTAGGTGTTCGAATGGTTCGAGCGATTAAAATTAATTAAAAATAAAGGTTATGTTCAACAGACAAAATGTTAAAGAGTTTAGAAGTGATTTCCAAAAAGCAGTTGAAAAATTAGAAGAGCAGTATGGTTGTAATATTTCATTAGGTACTATCAGTTTTGATGGAAGTGAGTTAAGATCTAAAATGACAGCTCGAAAAGGAGAAAAAGTTGTAAAAGCAACCAAAGATGATTTCCAAATTGGAGATGTGGTTGGAATTAACCATAAAAAAATTAATCCTAAAGATCAATTTAGAATTTACAAAATTAATTCTAAAAATATTGGTGTTGAAAAACTTAATCCAGGTAATGGTAGAGTAGGAGCACAAATGAGAGTTTCACCAAGTTTATTGTTTAAAAAATAATTGAAGGTAATGCACGGGAAGCTTGGCTTCCCAGGCTATCCTTCGTATATTCAAGTATATTAATAATTAAATAAATCAGAGTTATGTATAATTTAAATAAAGATGCTATTACAAATATTCCCACCTTTTTTAGTGGAGTTAGTTCAAAACCAATAGTTACATTAGATGTTGCTAAAGAAAAAACTATAGAATATTTTACTAAAAATTATGATTTTAATACTAAACTTAAAAATTATATTTTAAACGTAAATAAATGTAAAAGTGTTGTTTCACTACAACAATATATATACGATGCTGCCCTTAAAGGTTTTAAAATAAAATCTAAAGTTAATATGGCTCAAATATATAAAAATAATTAAAAGTAATGCACGGGAAGCTTGGCTTCCCGGGATAGGGTTTGTATATTCACGTGTTGTTAATAATTAGCAACAATTAATTAATTTAAAAATAAAGGTATGTTAAATTACGAAAGTCAAGAGTTTAAGAGTTTAGAAGAGTTAAGAGAAATCGCTCCAAGTATTTTTACCCAAGTTGGTTCAGAAAGTACGAGTGATAAGTACACCCACATTCCAACTGATCAAGTGATCAAAGATATGGAATTACTAGGATGGGGTGTTGTAGATGCTAAAGAAGTTAAAGCTAGAAAAGAAACAACAGTTGGTTTCCAAAAGCATTTAGTTGTTTTTAGAAATAATGATGTTGTTATTAATGGTGAAGATGGGGATACAGTTTTCCCACAAGTATTGCTTACCAATTCTCATGATGGTAAAAATTCATTCCAATTTACAGCTGGATTATTTCGTATGATTTGTGAGAATGGTTTAGTTATAGCTACAGATACATTTGAAGATGTAAAGATCCGTCATATGGGTTATGATTTTTCAACTTTACAAGATACTATTAAAGAGATGGTTGAAAGATTACCTTTAACTGTTGAAGCAATGAATAAGATGAAAGAAGTTGAATTGCAAGAAGAGCAAATGTTTGATCTTGCTAAATCGTTTCTAGATATTAGAGTAGAAGGTACGGAAAATACCTTTGATGATCAAGCAATTGATGAAGTTTTAAATGTTCAACGTAAAAATGATGAAGGTAATATGCTTTGGGAAGTATTTAATCGTGTCCAGGAGAATATTATTGAAGGTAATTTCGAATATATTACAAAAACAGGAAAAAAACGTCAAGCTCGAGTTATTAAGAATTTCAAACAAGATCAGGACGTAAATAAAAAAATGTTTAGTAAAGCATTAGAATTTGTAGCATAATGGAAAGGATAACAAATAAAGTAGCGAAGGGGTTAATTCCCCTTCGTGAAAATTACGGAAATACCGGTATTGAAAACGCAGCTTTCTTTACCATCACCCCAAGTGAACGAGGTGAGGGATGGGAAGACGTAACGTATTATACCGAAAAAAAATACGGGCTTTATGCCGATCAAGGTGAAGGAGATCAATGGGTATATGTATTATCAAACCCATCATTACCTAAAGAATATCTAAAAATTGGATATACTAAATTAAAACCTGAGGAAAGAGCAATCCAAATATCATCTGCTACTGGTGTTCCTACACCTTATAAAGTAGAATGGGCTTATAAGTGTTTTAATGGTGAAATAGTAGAAAGAATGACTCATGAGAAATTAAAAGCATTTAGAGTCAATAATAGAAAAGAATTTTTCCACATTAGTTTGGAAGAGGCAAAAGATAATATTATATTAATTGGTAATAAATTTAAATAAAAATGAACATAACACAAGAACAATCAGATCAAGATAACACAAAATCAGAATTAATTCAAGATTTAGTAGCAACTTCAACAGTAATGGATGAAATGTGGAGATACCACCCAGAAAATCCAAATAAAAAAGATATTATTAAAGAGTATAATATTTTAAAACAAATCCAAAAGGACATTGAATCTGAATTAGCGGATCTGGAAAAGTAATGTATATTTATAACTAAACGTTATTATGTACATATATAAAGCAAAATGTGATAGGGTAGTAGATGGTGATACCATTGATGCAACCATTGATTTGGGGTTTGATACCTGGAAAAAAATTAGAATCAGATTAGTTGGAATTAATGCAGCTGAATCTCGTACTCGAGATTTAGAAGAAAAAGAAAGAGGGTTGGCTGCTAAACAGTATGTTAAAGATATTTTAAATAAGCATGATAATGAATTTATATTACATTCTCAAGGTGTAGGTAAATATGGTAGATGTTTAGGTGATATATTTTTAGGTGATGTAAAACTGAATGATTTATTAATTACAGAAGGACATGCTGTAGCTTATTATGGTGGTAAAAGATGATAGATAAAAATAAAATATTTAAATTGTTTATAGAAGGTAAAGAAGTGGTAGATGATAAAACTGAAAATGAGATTAAAGATTTCATGAATAGCCCTTATGCTAAAATTGGGATGTTTGTTAAACTTATACAAAACCATGAAACCTTTCATAAAAAACTATCAAAGTTTCTTAAACAAGAACAACCCGATTATAATGTAGAATCAACTAAAGAAGCATCTGAATATACTGTATATTATAGAGCGTGGAGTTATATTAAACATATTAATACAGATAAAGATGAAGATATTAAAGCTATTGTAAGTTTTGATTATGAAATCTTATATAAAGTATTAGATGGTGCCCTTAGTTTTTTTGAAGGTTATGAAGAATATGAAAAATGCGCACATTTGTACAAAATAAAAGAAATATTAAAAGAATATTTAGAATAACTAGGTTACCCAAAAATCTATTCGTACATTTGAAATACAGGTTTTGGGAAAAAAAGGGGATGGGAATAAAGGTTTAAAAAGGGGGATAAAATTTACCTCTTATAAAATTACACATATGAGAAATAGAGAATTAATCAACAGAAAATTAGAAACATTAGACCATGTTTTAATTAATCTTCAAAGGATTGTAAACACCAATGAACCACTTCAAACTTACAAAGAAGGTATTGAAAAGGGTAAAAACATTATTGAAGAAATTAGATCTATGGTTGAAAGAGAACCGAGAGTTAATGAATAGATTTAACCAATTAATAAACGCTTTTGGAAACATGCCTGCTATATATGAGGGAATTAAAAACCGAATATTTGTAAAGGAGGATGTTGAACAAATAGCTGCTATTAGATGGTCGATTTGCCAACAATGTACTTACCTAGATAAAAAAGGAAGCAAATGTACCATACCAGGTACTCAACCTTGTTGTTCTTTATGTGGTTGTTCTATGGCAAGTAAAACACGTTCTTTAATATCATCTTGTCCAGATGGAAAATGGGCAAGATTTATAGACGACAAAGAAACAGCAGACGAATTAATTAAAAATTTAAAATAAAAGTTATGAAATTATCAGCAGAACAAATCCAAGCTAATTGGGTCGAATTTAAAACTAATATTGGAACCTATATTACTGGGGATCGTAAAGAAAAATTATTTGATTTTTATAATAGATATGAAGACCGTATCATTTTAATGCCAGCGGCACATAAGAAAGAATACCATTCAGCATTTCCAGGTGGATATGTAGATCATGTTAATAGAGTAGTAAAAGCAGCTTTATCCATGTCCGCTGTATGGGAAGGATTTGGTTGTGATATGACTACATTTACCCAGGAAGAATTAGTATTTTCGGCTATTAATCATGATTTAGGTAAAATGGGGTCTGATACTGAAGAAGCATATATACCTCAGACAGATAATTGGAGACGTGATAAATTAGGTGAAGATTATATGTTTAATAAGGCATTACCCTTCGCAGCCGTTCCAGATCGTGGATTATTTTTACTCCAACAACATGATATTAAATATACTTTTAATGAAATGTTAGCTATTCAGACACATGATGGTTTATATGACTCAGCAAATGA